ACTCTTGAAAGAGAAGCCTCCATCAATTCTTTAAACTCTGCGGTGGGAGCTCCACGCACTACGGGGCTTTCGGACATAAATTCTTGGAACGTCTGCACTTCTTTACCTTTTTCTACCTATGTTATATTTAGGAACTAAATCCCATTCTTCTTTTTCTTTATGCGAAATAATTTTAATCTGTGATATGGGAGCATCTTCAAAAACGTCCTCTTTCACAACACCAACCAATCCCCATTCTTTCAATAAGTTTACAATCGTGTTTCTTCTGGCTCTGTCGTTTTCCGAAAAGTCCGAAGATTTTCCATCCAACTTAAAAAGCTCTTTAAAATGCACAATATAGTATTTTCCTTGTTTATGCAAAATATGACATGATTGATATAGTTTTTTATCTTTTTTTGACGCAACGCCAATTCGGGTAAGCGTTTCTCTTATTTTTAGAAAGTCCTCTTGATCGTCAAGTGACACCTCCACCAATGATTCTAATACAGACATGATTTGTCATCCACCTTTATTCAGTTTGCTCCTAATAATGTCTAAATCATTGTCCGACAGTATAGTTAGAGCTTCCTCTGTTTTTTTATTATTATATCCATAATATTCTTTCACTATATCGAAATCATTATGAACAGCCTTCTTGTGCCAAGGAGAAAATCTTTTCCTTGATCGAACACTATTTAGTAAATAATCAAACTGTAGTTTTTTGTCAGCGGTGTTGTGTATATTCATCTCNTTTGCATATAAGATGGTATCTTGATAGTTAGAAAAGTTTCGATTNATGAGATAAGCATTNTAGTTTTTCTCCCAATGCTCATCTTCANTGTCCATCAACTTCTTTTTGTTGTGGGANATCGCCGGTACATAGTCTTTGAATAGGTCGTAACTCATTTCCACTCGCAATCGACCATAAGTTCAGTAAGACACGCAACCAAATTGATCTCTTGATCAGCGACAAATGCAGATTTATAAGAATAATCTGCAATGGTAATTACGGCCTGTGCAATAGAACCACTTTCCATATTAGTATACAATCCATCATATATTTTTCGATACAATGTTGTTGGATCGTTGTCTAAATTTTGTGCAACCCAACCACGAATTTCTGTAAAGTTTTTCTCGCGAAGTGCGGATACCAAGTTATTGATATTGGCCTCGCCAACATTTGAGAGCATACCCTCGTCAATTACACCACCAACAGAATACCGTTGCAACTCATTCAAGACTCTGCGCCAGTCTGGGAAGTATTTGACTACAACCTGCTGTGTCACCTTGTCAGTAGATTTGACACCTTCGGTGTCCAAAATGGTTTTGACACGTTTCCAAAACTGCCCCGCCAGTGGTTTTTTGTCTTTCTTACCGATCTTAAATTCAACAGTAGAGCACCGACTATGCAGTGGTTCAATAATACGATTTTTGAAATTGCAAGTCATAATGAATCGACAGTTTGCAGAAAACTCTTCGATAAATCCCCGCAAAGCTGGTTGCATATATTGTGGATGTAGATAATCGGCCTCATCGAGGATAATCACCTTTCCAAACTCTTTACTGTTACCTTCGTCGAAAGAAACGGTTGAGGCATAATTTCGCATCTTTGTCCTAAGAACATCAATACCATTATCCTCAGAACCATTTATTACGATATAATCCATCTTCATTTCTTCGCAGAGGGCGCGAGCGACAGTCGTTTTGCCTACGCCCGGGCCTCCTGCCAAGATAAGATTAGGAAGAGAGCCGGTATCAATAAACTCTTGAAAAGTTTCTTTGATATTGTCCGGCAAGATACAGTCTTGAATTGTTTTGGGCCTATACTTTTCTACCCATAAAAAATTATCCATTATCAACCACCGTAATTTGAGTCTTGTTCCAACGTGATCCAATATTGAATTGGAAGTTTCTGGTGTCGGAAAGTGGAAATCTTACTTTTCGAAATACCCACATCATAATCACCTTCAATCATTTTCAGATTTTCTGATCGAAAATACATTGTAAATGTATCATTAGATTCGCCTACTGGCTCTTCGGACACATTGGACGTATCATCTTTTTTGTCGAGGGCGCTGAAATAAACCTTACCGTCATTTTTTGTAGACAGCGAAAAGTCTGGCAAACCAGAGATTTGTGCAACCTTGTTCTGTTCAGACAAAGTGGCGTTAGGCAACTTTACATTGATTTCCCATTTTGGAGATTGTTTTGAGCCTTCTGGATTGTTGTCAGAACGATCCAGTTCAAAAGTGTTTTCGGTAAAGACAATGATAGACGGCTCTGCTGCCATAAATTTGTATTTCTTTGCACCATTTGACATTTCGACATATTTTTCGTGAAAAGTCAATTCTGGATAGATGGCCAGAAGATTGAGAAATTTACCCAAATCATAGATACAAAAATCAACCGGAAATTCTTCCGAAACATCAGCGGCCGCGAGAATATTTCGCATTACAGAAATAGTCGAAAGTCGAGTACCTTTTTTGAGGAAGATAGATTGGTTGATAGTAGAATAGTTTTTAAGAATGTTCTGTGTAGTTTCACTAAGTTTCATAAATTAGTCCTTTGATTGTTGTAAGTCATGGTTATATAAAGCAAGTATACCATAATGGATTATCTTTGTCAAGTCTTTTCTAAAATCTTCTGGACCAGCACCTTTTTTTCCATATCGTTGTGCATACTTAGAAACATTGCCCAAACAAAAACCTTCGCCGTGACCGTTGTCCATAATGACTTCGGTTGCTTGTAGTTTATTATTTGAATAATGTTGATCATATGTCGAGTCAATGTACTGCCGAATTTCCTCCAGCAGAACATATTCATTAAATTTATAGTCTATCAATTATTGGTTCCTTCTGCGGTTTCTGTCGTCGTGTGACCAATTATATGCACCATAAACGCCGAAAATAAATCCGACGGCTAAGGCTCCGATGTAAGATGCTGCGATCATACTGATGGCAAGGGATGTCATATTTTTATCCTTTTTTTGGTGGTAAAGGCGACACAGTACAACCAGAAGTTGATACTGCATCGCAAAATGTAATTAGAATGGTGTATCATCACCAGACATATCATCCTCGAGACCTAAATCTTCTTCGAGGTTGTCGCCACCGGAAATTTTGGCAAACAGATCGACAAAGGAAGCTTTTGTATCGTCATCGAAACGATTTGTGCAAAGTTCGATTGCCTTGGTAATGCTCTCAAAAATAGAGTAGGTTTCAATGATATGCACTAACCGGCGAGTTGAGATAACTTCGTCAATTCCACCCTCTTCAAAAGTTTTACGAATTGCGGATGCCCATACTGTCAAATCATCTACAATTTTTGTATTTTCTGGGGTATTCCATGTTTCTATCAGAGAAGAAAGAGAATTTGTGAGAATTTTTTTCTCAACGGCAATAGTAGGATACTCTTGTTCAAAAGTGATCTTGAACCGTTCCAGAAACGCCTCATTCATTACATTCGTACCAATGAAACGTCCATCATCAGATCCTTTACCTTTGGTGTTTGCAGTGGCGATCACTGTAAACCCAGCGGCGGGTTTTACGAAACGATTATCTTTTTTGAGATAAACACCCTTACCATCAATGATAGATTGCAGACACATGATTTTATTTGATGCGAGATCAACTTCATCAAGTATCAGAACCGCGCCACGTTCCATTGCATCGACAACAGGGCCCTGACTGAAAATAACGTTTCCGTCAATCAAAGTCTTGTCACCCAAAAGGTCTGATTCATCTGTTTCAATAGTGATAGGAACCGTAATACATTCACGTCCTAAAATGGCACATAGTTGCTGGGCACCATAAGTTTTGCCATTACCAGACAATCCAGTAATGAAAACAGGATAAAACATTTTCGAGACAAGGATTTTACGCATATCGGCATAGAAACCAAATTTTACAAAATTTGGGCACTTCTCTGGAATCAGAGACTCGGTATGCCGTTCGGGTAAGGTAGGAAGTTGAAAAACGGGGGCGACTGGCGCATGGGCCTGTGGCACTACTGGTTGGGCTATCTGGACAACGTTACCAGTAACCGCGGCGAGGGCCATAGATAGNTCATATTGTCCGTGAGGGCCATAGATAGATCATATTGTCCGTGGCCGGAGCGAAATTCAGATTGGGTCAACCACTGGGGGCGGGCCTCGCCAAAATCTTTTGCGGCAGAGCGAATGTCTTTCTTCGACATTACTGGGCCGTTGGTTTCGATAAGTTTTGTTAAAAACTCAGATTTGTTATTTACATTCCACATATTTTGTCCTTTCAGTGACAACATTACAAAAATTCGAATCGGTAGTGATTCTTTCTATACTCTAAGCTACCATAAACAAGCAGGAGAGTCAACCCCCCTGCAAGATTTATTTGATATTATCGACAAATTTATTCATCATTTGGCGACTTGTTTTTTTCGAAGATTGAAATTTCGCAAAAGTTTTTGCGATCTTTGCATTGGTCATTTCAGAGTCAACTTCCAAATCATCATCTTGTGCCGATTGGGTACGCATGTCTAAAATATAATAGTCATCGAAACCACAATCTGTAGCAGTAATAAAACCTTCTTTTTTCATCTGGCGTTTCGCCTTTGAAACTTCATAAGAATTAGTAAATCTTCCAGCATTCTTCCGGAAAACATAACTACGAATTGCGTGACCGATATCATGCCGGCCGTCACATAAGAAAAACCCAATCGAGGATGCGTTGTTTATGTCTTTGATCGTAGTCAAAATAAACTCTTGGCATTTCTGGGATTCAGAATATACTCCTTTGTTACCAGTGGTCCAGACATATGTTTTTTTGGTGCGTTCATGAGTCACAACAAATTGCCGTCTTGTGCTAGTGTTCCAATCGCGAACACTTGAGTAAAAATTAGATTTGTTGACATAAGTAACACCATCGGCCGCATCTCCATCAGACAATACAATAAAACTTGTTTTTTCGACGCCGTGAGTTTTTTTAAACTCGGCGAGGACTTTATCAAGAATCAACAGTCCGCCACACAATGGAGTTCCACCAAGTTGAAAACTAACTGCATCGGTAGGTGCCTGAGTGCAGGATCCATAAAAGTGTTGCGCGGCATAGGCAATGAAAAGAAGATCGTTACACTGCGCCTTGAACTGCGTGGAATTTTTACTACCCGATAAAACATGTTGCAACACCACATCGCTATCAATTTGGATTTTACCAATATTTTCTGGATCGGTTGCGAAGTCCTGATATTCATCTTCTACACGGTTGGTAACATTTTTTCGGTCTGTGAACGTATATACATCGAAAGGGATTCCAACACGTTTGCAGAATGTCGCCAGAACGATAGTTTGAACAACAGTCTGATACAACATATTGTTCATAGAACCAGACCAATCAATCAGCATCACCATACCGTGATTTTTACCCTCTGGCACATTACTTTTACG